ATATAAATTATTATTATTTTTTTGTATTCTTTTTACAAAAAAAGAATAATTAAAAGAAAAAAAAAACAAATTTGTCAAAAAAAAAAAAAAATAAAAAAAAAAAAAATAAAATTAAATTAAAAAAGGCAGACCAGATTCGTATTGAGAATAGTAGTAAAAGATTAGATTCTATAAAAGATAAAATTTATGAATATGTTCTACTATCAATAGTAGAAAAGTTAGGAAAAAAACACAAACCTTTATACTATTATACTTTGCACCATCTTATGAAGAATTCAATCGACCATTTAAATACACATGTGGTTATATTTATTAAAAATATATTGAAAGATTTTGCAAATGGAATGACTGCGAAACGTATTATAAAGTCTGCAAAAAATTATATGGAGAAAAACAGTGCCGTAAGAAAATGGCAAGACAGTCAATTATATTCTCATCAAAAGCAAATATTTACCCATTGCAAAAATGATAATCCCAAACTAATTTTATATCAAGCTCCCACAGGCACAGGCAAAACCATTTCACCCGTGGGATTAATAGACAAACATAAACTTATATTTGTATGTGCTGCAAAACACGTTGGGCTTCAATTGGCGCGTTCATGCATATCATTGGGTATAAAAATAGCGATCGCTTTTGGATGCAAGGATCCAGGAGATATTAAATTGCATTATTATGCAGTAAAGGATTTTGAGAGAAATAGGCGAACGGGTGGTATTTTTCGGGTTGATAATTCGGTAGGAGATAATGTGGAAATAATAATATCTGATGTTCAATCGTATTTACCTGCAATGCGTTATATGTTAGCCTTTAACCCCAAAGAAAAAATAATTTGGTATTGGGATGAACCAACTATCACATTGGACTATAAGGACCATGAATATCATGAAATATTGGAAAAAAATTGGAAAGAAAACCAAATACCTAATATTGTTCTTTCTTCAGCCACCCTCCCATCTCTTGATAAGATAAGACCTTGTATTCAATACCATAAAGCAAATTTTCCTCAGGCAGAAATATATTCCATCTCAAGTTATGATTGTAAGAAAAGTATACCCATTGTTGATAGTGAGGGATATCATGTTCTCCCACATTACTATTATAAAAATAGTGAAGAAATTGAACTTTGTGCCAATCATTTGAAAGAAAACAAAACTATTTTACGACATTTTGATTTACAAGAAATAGTAAATTTTATATTATATGTCAATAAAAAGGTATCCTTGAAACGATCGTTGCAAATGGAGAATTATTTTGAATCAGCTATGGACATAGATGTTATGTCACTTAAAGAATATTATCTCGAATTACTGTTTACAATAAAAGAAGATTATGAAAAAATATATACATATTTTCAAGAAAACCGAAATAAAACCATAAATGTGGGTATACAATTAACAACACGTGACGCACACACATTAACCGATGGACCGACATTATTTTTGGTAGACAATGTGGAACGTGTGGGTGCATTTTGCGTAGAAAGCGCTGGGATTCCCGATTCCCAATTAACAGATATTTTGGGTAATTTGAAAAGAAATGATAAATTATATAAACAGATAAGATCTATCGAACAGCAATTAGATATGATAAAAGAAAGTAAACAGGAAACAGCGAAAAGCAAGGAATTGAAAAGTTTATATGGACAAATACATCCTATTCGGTTAGCTCGTGCTTATATCCCCAATAGTTTCTCCCATCTGCAAAAATGGGCTTCAGATGATATTAAAAATGCATTTACAAGTGATATTAGTGAAGACGATGTGGAGAGAATTGTATCATTACCGATCCTTGATATTTGGAAAATTTTGTTGCTGATGGGAATTGGGGTATTTAAAAAACACGATTGTGTTTTCTACAGTGAAATTATGAAAAAATTGGCTGCGGAGCAAAAATTATATTTGATCATTGCTTCCAGTGATTATATTTATGGGACAAATTATCAGTTTTGTCATGGCTATTTAGGTAAAGATTTATTGAAAATGACGCAAGAAAAAATTATTCAAGCGCTGGGTCGCATTGGGCGTTCGAATGCGTCGCATGAATATAGTATTCGTTTGAGGAATGATACCATGATACATAAATTATTAAAGCCGAGTGAAGAACATTTAGAGGTTGATAATATGAATCGCTTGTTTGGGATTTAATCATTATATAGTATATATAATGGCGGATCGCAGCAAAAAAGCTCTATCGGAAGAAGATAAATTAGATGCATATATTGATGAAGGATTTAACGATGATGACTACGTGTATACAGAGGACGAGGATGATAATGCGTACCCTGTGCCCGACGCTGACTCAGTTGCTGCAGCTGCCGGGTTGCATTCGCGAAAGGCGCGTGCGTTAAAATTAACAGGAGCAGGGGGTATTAATAAAGCGGCAACCGATATTAACGAATATGCAACAGCTGTTTACATAACAGCTCAACTATGTGTTTCGGGGGGCGCGCAGTCCGTCAAAGCACAAATCATTCAGACCGATAGTGGAACGTTAAGAGTGAACGATCAATGGTCCACGGTTGTCAGAGACGCTTTAGCGGAAACACAAAGTCGCGTTCCTACCATAAAGGAAGCAGTTAAGGGAGTAACGTCTGCCGGAGGCGGCGGCGGCGGCGGCGGCGGCGGCGGCGCCGGCAGAAAAAGTAGTAGTGCCCTGCGAGAAGCAGAAAATGCAGTAAAAATCCTTCGCGACAAAGGCAACAAGCTGCTGGGCGCAGATGGAGTAGCTGCCATGATTGGTTTAATACAAACCAAGATTGATCAAAGTTATATGATGGCGGCGGTCGTTGTCCAAACCTTGCAAGAACACCCTTTTTTAATGGATGTAAGAGAAAACTCAAAACTACCATTGGTACAAGTGGTTGGTGCTACATCACGCCCAGCCGCGCAGATTTCACATATGTCAGCAGTTAAACTATTTTGCATGCGGTATGACAAGACCGATTTCTGTTCTTTTGCACTTACCGAAGGAAAAGTATATGAAATAAAAAGATTAACATTTAGTGAGAGAGAAGATTATCATAAACGGAGTCCTGCAGATATTTTGGTCGCCATAGACGCAAGTTGTTTTGCCAGTATGCAAGGATATGACGAGTCCATGGCAGGATTACCCTTAATTATAGGGTTATCTTTGAAGTCAGTTCTAAATTATGGGCAGGCACCCTTTGCAAATCCTGGACTCTCCTCAGTATTGGGCGATTTGCGGAAAAAATTAGGGGACGAGCTTGTCCCCAACGATATTGAAGGCATTGTAGGGGACCCCTATAAAAGATGCGTAAATCATTTAATGGCAGCAGCCGGTGTAAAAACAAAGGTGGCGCTCAAAAATCAATTTAAGTCAGTCAAGAAAAAAGGCGATGACATTAAATTAGGACAGGGTGGAGATCAAGATAAGCTTCTTAAAAAATTAGCTAAGAAAAAAGTTAGTGGGTCGGATATTGGCAGCACCCCCCGTTCTCGCCTACTTTTTTGTAAAAAACATTTGATTCTTGTCCGCGATCTGCTTCGGGAAAAATTTCAAAATATTTTAAAGGTCCCGGGAGGTCAGCAAGCAATGAAAGAGCATATCATAGAAGTATGGAAAAAAATAGCAAGTCCCATTTATTGGTTTAAAGTTACTGGTCAGGGCGGACACCCGTCACTTAAAGCGAGCTCGCGGAGCGGTCAACATAAGCATACAGAAGGATATAAAGCTGAATTTATAGATCCAAATAAAAGCCTCGCAATGGATTTCTTAAAAAACCCGAGCTCAGAAATTCATGTTTACGACGCCGGGGGGGGAGATACGAAGGTCTCATTCTCCTTAATTGTCACTTTGAAAGGTGAATCTATCCCGCTGATACAGATTAGAGTAAAGAAAGAAAGTTACATGGGGTCTTCACTAAAATTAAGTGGTGAAAGATGTGCAGGAGGAATATGCTCTGTCGGCGCGGGCGGCGGCGGCGGCGGTGGGGGCAGCGGGCATTCGGGCGGTGGCGCCAGCAGCCGCAGAAAGAAGAAGGGAGGGTCGAGAAGAAAAAGGCGCACGAGGCGCAAAAGGCGTTCAAGAAGAAAAAGGCGCCACACGCGTAAAAAAAAGCACCATGTTCGCAGGCGACGACGGCGGCGACGGAAAACCCGCAGAAAAAAGTATTAGGATATAGTATATGCCACAAGATACGCGTGTTTATAGATGTGTACATAGGTTAAAGAAGAAGTATAGATTATCGGGTGCGATAGGAATATGTCAAAAGGCAACTAAACAATCTTATATGACGGGTAGAACTTTAAGGAAGAAAAAGAGGGCGCGCCGTCGTCCGCCCACACGCCGCCGTCGTCGCCGGCGGCGAGGTGGTAATCCGTGGAAGTGGTGGAATACATATAAACGCCGGCAACGCGGAAGAAAAAGAAGAGGGATTTTGCGAAAACAAAAGACAGCGCGTGCAAAAGCTGCTACAAGACGAGTATCGCGACAAAGCTCATATTCTTCAAAATCATCAAGTGTTCCAAGATCTCCGGATTCAAGACTTTTACAAAGCTTATCTACGAATACCTCTTTGACAGCGACAGTTCCTTCTTCTTTATCCGTCGCATCAACCCGTACAGAATACCTCCCACCGACAAGTGTTGGGTCTATTGTCAGTACATCATCTCGAAAACGCGTTAAAAAAGGAACTAAACGCTCACGAAGATAATATTTTAAAACATTCTAAAATATTATTTATTTTTATATTCAAAAAGAAACTACATTACATCTTTTAATTTCCTCCGCGAAGCCGAAGTACGAGATGTAGCGTGCTCTCTTTTTGGATGTTGTAATCGCTCAGCGTGCGACCATCTTCAAGTTGCTTACCTGCGAAAATTAAACGTTGCTGATCAGGTGGGATACCCTCCTTATCCTGAATCTTTGCCTTGACGTTCTCAATAGTATCACTGGCCTCTACCTCTAATGTTATGGTCTTTCCTGTGAGTGTTTTTACGAAGATCTGCATAGTTATGTATGTAATCAAGATAATATTTTTAAATCAATTTTATAATTTATGTTTGTCATACCATTTATTTTTATCTCCTAATATATCTAATCCTGAGCTAATTAGCCACCCTAATGAAAAGAAAAAATTATCCCCAAGATAGGAATTAATTGGCTTATCAGCTTTATCTTTTCCGCCGGGCCATTTAAAAATCCATTGTTTTCGAAAATAGGTATTAATAAAACGCATTCCTGCTTTGGTATTTTCTACATATTCAAAAAACATATGACCCAATAGTGCAACAACAAAGGGAACGTACCAAAAATACATTATAACGCCAGATGCGAAATGTAATAAACTATATTGATCTGCAAAGCGATGTCCCATTATATATTTTGGAGAAATTATTTTATTGAGAATATCATCTTTATCGTCCGCCCAAAATGCTCCATCTTCCGTTTTGTCTGCCAAAATACCACGACATCAATACAAACACAGCAATCATTACTAATACCCATCTCTTATTGTCATCAGCATAATTAATCGTCTTTGTTACAGGGCTGGTCTTACCACCGGTTATGTATGAATACCACGATAAATATGTTTGTCTATGATAAACACCCAGTGCCCAATTATAAGTGTCACTGACAATAGTAAGAAGGGTAAATAGAATAGCTAAAGTAATTAAATTATTTCTCAAGAAAGAACGTGATTTTTGTATTGTGCCCCAAGCAGCGGGGAGCACAGTTAAACACAATATAAAAATAACTATAACAAGGGCAAATACTTCCAACATATATAAGATAGTTAGAAATAAATTTATTACACCCATTTTCGTCTTGGTCCAAAGCGATGCCGTCTTAAAGGAACATGCCTTTCGCGTTGTTGTGAGCCGGTACAGGTTTATGGTTTAAAACGAAATAAAATAGAACACCAAGCAGGAGTTGTAAAGTATGGAAATATATAAAAAAATTCATACTTTATGTTTAGTTGGAGTAGGCAAGCCCACCCATTCCGCTCATGACGCGGAGAACATTGTAGTTAGTGGCGTATACGGCGACGCGGGCGGTGTGTTCCCCGCCGATGGTGTCGTTGCTGAGGACGAGCTGGAGAGTGGCATTGTCGATGCGCGACATATTGCACGTGCCACTGGGCTGGTGCTCCTCAG